GCGGTGCGGTTTCCCACACCCCCCAAGGGGGTTGACAGCGTCCCCGAGAATCCGCATAGGTCAGACAAAATTATGTCATTTTTTTAGGGTAAAGTCTGTTTACCTTATCTTGCTGTTCTTGTTCAGCCTGTTTTACATAGTCTACCATCGGCCATCTGTTAAGCTTAAGTGCAGCCATGTATTTCTGTATATAAGAGTAATTCATGTCAAAAATGTAGGACCATCCTTATCGTCATCCTTAAAACTTGCCCAAGGTGAGGTAATAGATATACTACCATCCTCATGTTCTACAACCTTAGGTTTAACTTCCTCTTCCTCGGTTGCTTCCTTGTAATTCTTTATAGCCTCGTCTACTGTAAGTTTAGTTTTAAACTCTATATAGCGTTCTTCTAGTCCAATCAAGAATCCTAGCACTAAAAAGCCTAACCACGGCGGATTTTTAAATTTACTGTGGATATCTTGGAATATCCGAAGCTTTAAAGTTGGTTTCTGCATAATCTTTGTTAAATTGAGCTAATCCTTGGTCAGTTAGTACATGTTTGTACATTTTATCAAATACTGCCGGAGGTAAAGTGCATATATCGGCACCATATCTAAATGCTTGGCTTACTGAGGGTACATCACGTATAGATGCTGCTAATATCTGTGTACAAGGCAAATTTATAGCAAATATATCACCAATTAGCTTTAATCCGTCTACTGAATTGTCATTTAACCTGCCAACAAACGGCGAAATGTACCTAGCACCGGCCAAACTGGCTAATATTGCCTGAGCTGGACTAAATACTAAGGTTACATTAGTTCTAATTTTTTGATCATTTAGAAGCATACACGCTCTTAGTCCTTCTTCGGTACACGGTAACTTTATGGTTGCAGTTTCGTAATTATCTGCCGCAGTTAACCCTTCTTCGTACATTTGTATTGCTGTATCTGCAACAACTTCTATGCTAACGTCTGTTATATAGTCTAAGTTATCTAATGCACGGTATACATCCGAAGGTCTACGTCCGCTTTTTTTTATTAAGGTAGGGTTAGTGGTAACACCGCTAATTAATCCAGTATCAATACGTCTTGCGACTTCATTAACATCTGCTGTATCTAAAAATATTCTCATAGTAGGGTAGAGTAAGTTGGTGGTAGTGTTATAAGTATGTCCATTAAGGGGAAATAAGTATAGAGAGGAAGTGTTGTCTGTTAGGACGACATCTTCCTCATAGGGGTCGGGTCCACCCTTCCCTTCCCCTGTATACGGTGGAACTCGGTCAGATCCAAGTAGGGGTACCCTTTCCTGAATTGATGCCTCTAGCGGCTCTCCGTTGCTCTAGATTCATACCTAAGACCATATGGTTAGCTGCTGATTGAGGATCATCTTTCCAAGTATCTAGGATGTCTTGAAACTCTTCCCGTTCTCTAAGTTTTACTTGTTCGTATGCTGAGATTGCTAGTGCATCTGTGTAATACTTTACACCCATTGCTAGGACGTCAAGTCTATCATCATGTTTAACTGCACCTTTTTCCCGGCACATACGGCTCATCTGGTAAAAGAGCATATATAAGAGCCTACTTTCAGGTGCACAGTCTTTGTTGGAGGAATAGTCCCAATCAATGACACTACGATTAACAATAAGGCGGTGTTGGTTAAGCACAGGCTCAAGACTATCAATGATCCTGTCTTCTTTCCTGACATTTGCTCTAATCTCTTCCACAAATATGTTTTGCTTCGTCTGTTGAAGATGTTTCTTAAATAATTCACTTACTATACCGTCTCCAAAGTTTGTCTCTATTACTAACGAGGTTACACCATATTTCTTACAACCACGTAGTATGTCTAATAATGTTTTGTCGCTGTAGCCATCCCTGTACGCTCTCATCTCGTGTAGATAGATAAATCCGTTACGTTGGGATAGGTAGCATGCTGCAGTCTCGTCTGAGCCTCGTCCAGAGGGGTCTACGGCACAAATAGTTTCTGTGTATGGACCCCATTCGCCCTGCAGTTGCATAGGCTTATAAAAATAGTCTCCCGGTAGACCAACTGTTGGTAACTCTTTAATTACGTTAACAGGATCAGAACACCAGACAATTGCATCAGGTGCTTCCTTAGGGTTAACGCTGGTTACTATAAGATCAGCCATTTTAAGTGGGAACTTTTCAGCATCACTAAGAGAAGTGTCTAACATAAACTGTAACATAAAGTTAGACCTACCCATAGATGCTTCACGATCTAATAGATCTTCTGCACCAAATCTATCAGGGTCGGTAACTTCCCAAGCATCAGCACCTGCATCTATGTCTTCTTGTAGCTGTGGAGCTAAGAGTCCTTCGTAGTTTGCAAGTGATCTTGGGTATCTTGCCGGCCAAACAAATGGTCGATAACTCCGCTCTGCCAACTTACGATAAACAGTAAAAGTAGTCTGAGGAGTCCCGAGATACATAATACGGCTATCGTCTTTCGGCGTAAGGATTGACTCGGCTTCGGTACAGAGTTGAAGTAGCTTTTCACGCATTAACTCCGTCATAGAATTTCCCGGCACCTCGATGTCGTCTAAGATCATAAGATCTGCTCGGCTTCCGGTTAACTGTCCAGTTATTCCCACCGACTTTACGCTTGGTGCTTGGTGAGGTGAGCAGTTTACGTCGAAACTGATGCGACTCCAACGAGAATCTTCCGATTTGGGTTGTAGATGCTTTAGCCATGGTGTTTCTATGATAAGTTTTTGTAAAAAGATTGACATGTTATCTGCACGTTCTTTAGACGCAGAGATAATCATTATCTTCTTTTCTGGGTTCTTAAATAAAGTCCAAAGCACAAATGCACCAGTAATCCAGCTTTTACCTACACCTCGAAAGGCTTGGATCTGTAATCGTTTTGGTCCATGTTGTAAGTAGTCAGCTATGGCGTATTGTGCTCTAGTAGGTTGGGGAAGATCTAGCTGGTCCCACAAAGCTTGCAGGAACAGCTTAAAATCTTCTTGTAATGATGTTAAAACGTCCATTTACATACCTAACAAATCTTCTAGTAATGATTTACCTCGTTTATCCATTTTTCTAAGTGCATTATCAAGTGCCCGTATTTCTGCAGGTTTAACTACTTGATTCATTTCTTTACTTAATTTTTGAATGTTTTTAGGATGATTTCCAGTATGTGTACCTGTACGTCTCATTACTTCAAAATATGCTGCACGTCTTTCTGGAGACATGTTTCTAACAGCATTTGCTACTCTCGATACTTCTATAATATGATCACCATCCATACCTTCGGCAGCAGCTTGAGCCATTATTCTTCCAAACTCTGCTGTTTCTTCAGGTGTAATAGTAGGATCTGTAGCTAACATTTCATTTATTTTACGAGTATTACCTTCTGATGTTATACCACGTCCAGTAGTTTTACGTGTACCTACTTTAGTTGTTTGTCCTTTAGGTGCATAACCAGCTGCGTAATTACGTATTTGGAATGGATCACCATCTTTAACAAACTTAGTAGTACCAGCCATTATAGCTTCTTCTTGTGTTTTAGCTCCTTGAGCAAATGTTTTATCATCTAATCTAGGAGGAACTGGACCTTGGATAGTTCTTTGAGTTCTACCCCATTTAGTTTGACCACCTAATTTACCTAAATTTTCTATAGCATCTGGTCTAGTATATAAAGCATTTTGTTTAGCAACTGGAGTAGTGCCAAGTGATAAAGTATCAGCTTGTCTAGCAGCATCAACTACTTCATTATTCCACTTATCAGAATATTGAATCATAGGTAATATACCCCTCTGATCTTTCTTTTTGACAAAGTTATCAGCGTGGCGTATATACTCAGTTAATTCTTGTGGACTGTTAGTAGCTGCTCTTATAATACCAGCATGATCGGTTCTAGGAACGCCAGTTTCTAAAAAATTCATAGTGGCTTTACTTATTTTTTTAAAACCTAGCTCGAATAATTCTTTGGCTACGCCCATGTTTACCTCCTACTTTTTCTTTTTCTTAGCAAGTCTTTCTTTCGCTAGTTGTTGTGCAGTCTTAGGTGCTTTGTATGTTCCGGCTTTTTTAGCTGCAATTCTATCTCTAGCCATTTGCTGTGCTCTTTCTTTAGCAGTCATAGTAGCTTTTTTAACTACTTTCTTTTTAGAAGATTTGTTAGTAGTACTACCGCCTCCACCTGTTTGATTGTTTCCGTAGTTTTTACGCTTGTTAGCTTGTGCGGAACTAAGACCTCCAGTTTTTTTAACTTCTTTTTTAGGAGCATCTACTGCTTTAAGTTCTCTTTTTAAACGTTTAGCAGTACCTTGGTTACTACGTCCTCCACCTACATTTGAAATTTTCTTTTTAAGGTCAGCTTTTAATTTGTCCTTTTTACGTTCTTCTTTTGATTTAAAAAGTCTTTTTAATACCATGATAATTAAGCGATGTAAAGTTTGCTTTTGTTTTTGTTTTTCTTTTTTTGATAATGTCCACGATTAAATTTTTCAGACCTAAGTGCGTGTTTACCGGGACCATTAACATTATGGGAAGCGTCTAAATTGTCGCCATTGCCATATGTACCCATTTTACGATTTAACGCTACAGCTTCTTTAGCAATTTTATTGCCTTTAGCTGCACCTTCTTTGTTATATCGTTTTTGTTGTGCAATCCTACGCTTGTTAGCAGCAGGATTTGCATCATAATATTTTTGTGTTTTACCTTTTCCCATACATCCTCCGAGTTATTAACTCAGGATCTACTTTAGGTATTAACTGATTTAATTTATCTAATGGGTTACCATCATAGGCTACACCACTAATATCATTAGCTTTTAGCCAGTCACAAGCTGCTTTAAGATCTTGTGTGGTTGCCTCGCCGTTACGAACTCTGTTTAAAAACTCATTCGTGACAAGGTTATGCAGTTCGTTAAACTGCTCTTCGTTAGCTTTGTTCATTTTAAT